GTGGACGGTTCCCACAAACCCGCAAATATCCGCGTTCCGGCTAATCGTATGGATAAACTTGCCGGATATGCCGACTATTCATTCAGTATGTGGCTGTACATCAATGATTTCCAAACTGGATTTGGTCAGCCGAAGATTCTCCTAGGACGCGGAAGTGGTAATACGGTGAACCCCGAGGTGTATATCGAAAGTGATACAAATACGCTGTGCCTGGCTCTCGGGTATCACGCAAAGGGTGCCACTCGTCGGCTGGTTTGTAAAATCCCCAATGTACCGGTACAGCGCTGGGTGAACTTGACAGCGAATGTGCTTTCCAATGGTGTGAATATTTACTTGAATGGACGCCTGTTCCGTTCGTGCTCCGTTCCCCCGGGCGAGGGTCCTTTGACGAGCCCTGGGAGTGCTCCCCTTCAAATCCTCCCGACGGTGTTTGGTGGGCAGGTTAGCAGTATCTTCTTCCGCAACAAATCAATGAGCGCCGACGAAATCAACGCAGTTTACCACGCCGGACCCGGGGCGTCTACAACGGGGCTCCTGACGACGCTGTTTGGAATTCGTGAAATCCAGTTTGTGTTCACAGATACTGGTGCTCGTGCGGATAACAAATACACACTGACTTTCTAAACATCTATACACCGAAATGTAAATCAAACCGATTGATTGAATATTGAATCATTGAATGCTTCATTATTCATTCCATAGCGAATCTTTCATTAAAAGTAAATATGGTTGGTTAGTCATCAAAAAGGACACATACGTTTTCTGGTTCTACTTTCTTGACTCGGCGTTTCAGCGGATATTTTTCACTCCACGCAACGGGATCAGCGAGTCCTCTCTGTATTTCCCCCCAAGCCTCAACCGCCTTTGGAAGAAACCTATATTGAAACCATTCACGATCTCTGTAAACAGTCTTAATGAATACATCCTTATGGAAAATCACATAATGACGGATAAATACAACACTGTGTCCATAACGCGAATGAATGCTGTTTTCGTGAATAAATTTTCCATCACCCTCTTCCTGATATTTTCCATCCGTTCTCATCCAAAGTGTCCCACTGGCAACAATCAATGGAACAGATGTATCTTCACCTTCATTTTCATCTCCACATTCGCCTTTACCTTTAACGCAAACGCTATTCTGATTGCGAATCTTAGAGACCTGTTCCTGAATAATCTCCTGAATCCCGCTAATTGTATCGCAATCCCGTACGACGCACCGAATATAATCACACTCTTCTAAATTACAGACTTCCATTTGAAGTTGCATTTGAGACCAATATTCGTCTCTTACTTGAAGGCCATCTTTCACAGCACTTGCCTCGTTGGGACATTTAATCTCCGCCATTCTTCCTCGGTTCTTCCCACTCGTAATAATCCCATCGGGACTCGCCCCCAAAAACGGATATTTAGGATGTGTAACGCAATCATATTCTTCCACAGTAACATCATTCATTCGTTCATACATACGACGTATTACTGGTTCATAACGTTGGCCACGAATATTGGGAGCATCGGGATTGGATGGAATCGCATTACTAATCACTCCAACAATTTCATCATCATCTCCCAATAGGGAAATGCTCATATTCAACGAACCGGTATCAGTTGACGGTGGGAGTATCTTTTCACGAATAACACCGATTCCTTTTCCCGATGGAATATCCATTTTAAGAATCTTGTGGGAGGAACTCGCAGTAATCATCTGACGACGTTTGGCAAACCAGTCGGGAGTGCGTTGTTGTTCAGTTCCCCTGTAACATTCAATCGCTTTCAGGGAGTCATCAATGGATATGGTTGAAGATTCCTTTTCCAACATAACTTCCATCATTGAGCGACATTCTCCAATGATAAAATCAATATCCTCGGCATCCAATCCTTCTTCTCCAAATAAATCTTCGGGTATCTCATCGCCATTTTCGTCTTCACTGTCGGCATCAATCCCCCATAGATATTCCAAATGTTCTCTCAAACACCGAATACATCGTTGAATCTCTTCTATATTATATCCTTTACGGTAATCATATTCCGCGAGTGCTAACTCAGATACCCATCCATTGACACCTATATAATAGATATTCTCAATGGATTAGACTAACTAGGTCTTCTTACGACGCTTTGTTTTATCAGTTTCCCTAATAAATACACGGGGAGCACTACCGGAACACGACGCATCCGCAATGTCTTCCATAATCGCCTCTCCATCATCATCCACACTCAACTCCTTGGATTCATCATTCACAAATCTAAGAGCAGGAATCCGAACTACTTGACGTTTTCCCGTATCATATTCAACAGAACTATTTGTCTGTAGTTTTCCAGCCTTGATGGATCTCTCCAAACATATTCGTATTTCCGTTCGCAAATCCTCGGGATATTCCGTAAGTGTTTCCACCCAGTCCCGAATCTTACGAATCCGCAATCCCCTATCCAAGCGATTCCACGGCTTGGATTCCAAACGAATCGCTTCTCCTTTAATCATCGCATCCTCACAGGCAATCACAGATGCCTTTCCTTTTGCCGCCGGAACTCCCCCTGTAGATCCAATCACTCCCGTAAAAGAATCAACAGATGACTCGGGAGCGCCAGATGATTGTGTCTCTTTCTCGGCTTTGAGGGTTGAGCGGATTGCTCCGCTGCTGCTCAGTGCTCTCTTGTTTTTCTTGCTTCGGCTCTGTGCTGATTCGCTCATTGTCTACTATATCACTATGCGTCAGGGGTTTAAACCAATCCTCCGTGTCTCTCAGTATTTTCCGCAAGTGCTCATCGGGTTCCCAGGCGTCATCAATCGGGAGTAGACCCTTGTAAACCTGGAGATCCCCATCTTGAATGACCCAGTGATACTCCCACGGAAGACAAATCCAAATGGTCACATCATCTCCTATGGGGGCGTTTGAGGGAGTATTTGAGGGAGTATTTGAGGGCGTATCTGAGAACGTAGATGTAGATGTATTCGTAGTTTTAATCAGAAATGGAATAGACTCCCCGAGGAGTTCTCTCACCCATGATTCCTGAAATGCCCCCTTCTTTCCCAAAAACTCCCGAGATTCGCATTTACGTAGAACGATTGTTAAATCATCCTTTCGCGAAATCAATGAAATCATTCTCTCTATTCCCAAATAGTTAGTAGTAGATTAGATTAAAGATGTTCCTATTTTATTTAGCGGTATTTGGATTATGGTTAATCTCCCTCCATTTTCCCGATGGGATTTTGGGAGGTCTCATTGTTGTAGTTGGACTGGGGGTTGCTCTGCGGGAGCTCATTGACACTCCCAACGTAAGCCAACTCCAGGAGACCAATGCCTGGATACTCCTCCTGGCAATCGTCGTCTACTTGGCGGGAGTGCTACTGCTCCCCGAATGCTCCCGAGACCGATATGGCTCCCGATATTGCCGGACGACATTTGACCACGGCTCAACGATGATGACACTGGGAGTGATGATGTTTGTGGCGGGAGCGCTCCTGGATGCTCCCGTGTTTGCCTTGATCGTGGCGGTGGCTGTTGGTTGGGTTCATTATGGGATGTATGGAACCAGCCTCACCGAACGGGAGCGTCGACAGATTGCGTTGCGCGGAGGGATGACAGAAGATACTCTCTTAACTCTGAATGTCTAAGCCAAGCTAGATTTTAGTTTCTAGTATGACATTTCCATTGCCACTTTCATATCGTATAGGTGTATCTTATAATGAAATTGAGGGTATACCAAAGATACTCGCGACTCCGTTTGTTTGTATAGGTATAACCACTGCGTTTATTATAGATATTCTCACTTTTCCAATCAGGCGGTTATTCTAATAAAATTCACGTTTCAAGGGATTCCGTTAAATCGGTCTAAAAGATTCTGGATGCTAAATACACTAGGGACACCATACACAAATGTTTCGGAAACAGGATATATTGCTAAAAAGTCTGGAGACTTATTTCTTTGACCCTGAGCGTCATTCTGTATTTTCCGGGATGGTTCGTGGGGAGGGACCCGTTAGTCTGCGATTGATGGAATGGTTTGTAACAAACTATGCTAAAAAATTCAATGTAACCTATCACACTCGGGAAATGCGGTCGTTTAATGTGTATCTCAACTACAAGGCTCAGCTCAAGGCTTACAACAAGCGACACTTTGACCCCTTTTGTCGCCACGAGAGGTCAGTGATTACTGATAGTGAAGGACGGGAGATTGAGACGACTGTTGGCCAGGCGAACTTTTTCCGTTGGGTTCTCCAAAATGATGTGCTGTCATATGTTGTGGAACACGCAGTGGATATTGAGGCGGATATGACGAGTGCTTCCAGAATGCGCGACGAGGAGGATAGTGGGGAGCGCTCCAGGACGGGACGGCGACGCAGACGGGGGGAGATTAGTCGGTCAGCAACCCGTCAACTCAATCGAACGGAGGACGAGATTGTGATTTCATTCGCATAATTTACTTTGATTTTATGTTTCGTATTACGAGATATAAAAACAAACTCGTGCTTAATGTAGGTTATGGCTCTTTTAGAGTTTTTAAAAAGTGATACTCTTATTTTATCAAGGCCCTTGCCTAGAGATGCTGAATTTCTTTTTAGAATCCCAGTTGGAGAAAATCACATTGTTCTCGTGAAAACAAAATGTGTGGGTACGACTGCTGATTGT